CTTTGCTGGTATCGTCACCGATGAATCTGGAAACAAAATAGCTTTAGATTTTTGGGACCCAGGTTTAGTGACTGTTATAGATCATGAAGGCAAATTATTCTATCAGTACAAAAGTGAGATGTACAGCGCTTACGAAGTCTTTCATGTTTCAGGTTTATCCTTTGATGGCAAGCTAGGAAGATCTGTATTAGAATTTGCAGCAGATAATCTAGGCGTTACTCTTAATGCTCAAAAATTTGGCTCTAGTTCTCTCGAAGATCAAGGCCTTAGTTATGGGGTTATTGAAACGGAGAAAACTTTAAAAGCTCCTGCAAAAGATGCTATAGGATCAGCCTTCGAAAAAAGGTTAACATCCATGAATAAGCATAGAGCAGCTGTACTGGATGAAGGCATGCAATACAAAAAAATAGGCCTTAATCCTGAAGAATCAAAATTCATAGAGACTTACGCAAGTGGCACCGAGGACATTGCCCGGTGGCTTCACATCCCCAATCACAAATTAAGAATAAAAGGCGAAGGTGGTTATAATTCTATGGTCCAGATGGAGCAGGACTACCTGCAGTCTGCCGTAAAACCTTTGGCACAAAAAATAAAAGAAGAGCTAGAATACAAGCTTTTTACAGATACTGAAAAACTGGATTACATAGCAGTAGACCAAAACTTCAAAATACTACTTCAGGTAGATCCTAAGTCCAGAGCAGAATATTACAAGTCTATGGTATTCCTTAAGGCGATGACTCCTAATGAAATAAGAGTTTTAGAAAGTCTAAATCCATACGATGGTGGTAATCAATTCTTACAAATGTCCAATCTTCTTAATGAAGAACAAATCAAAAAATTATTAGCTGATGAAAGCGAAGGATAAAATACAAATCAGAAATGCACAGGTCCGTGCAGATAGTGTAAATGAAGCAGAAAGAACTGCTGACTTTGTCATATCGAGCGAGGCTGTAGATACTTACGGTACAGTTTTCAAAAGTGAAGGATGGCTGCTTGATCGCTACGCAACAAATCCTATTGTGTGCTACAATCACAACCACAGAGATGCGGATAGTGTAATTGGAACTGCAGACGTTTTTCTAGAAGATAAATTATTGATAGGCCGCGTAAGATTTGAAGCTGCAGAAAACAATCCTTTAGCTGAGAAGATCTTCAACAAAGTTAAGAGCAGAATAATTCGTGGAGCTTCCATAAGTGCTGAAATTTTGGATGGCAGATATGGACTAGAAGAGCTTAATGAAGATCGTGATATTGTTTACTTTACACAGCAAAGATTAATGGAGTGGTCCATCGTGGCCCTTAACTCCAATCCAGATGCACTGGCCAGAAATACAAGTGATCTCAATGAGATCAAAGAAGAATTTACACCTGTAGATCCTAAAAAAAAGGAAACAGATGAACAAAAAAGAACTTCGGGATTTGACGTTTTTGAAGCTCAATTACTAATCAATAAAAATAATACCCATGCCTAGAATTGCAGAACTTTTACAGAAAAGAGCTTTAAAAAGTAAAGCCCAAGAAGACCTGGTCAAAGCCAGAAAAGAAGGTGACGGAAAATTCACCGAAGAACAAAGAACCCAGTTTGCTACTCTTCAAACTGAAATCGAAGCACTAGATGTTGACATTGCAGAGGAAAGACAAATTGAGAAATTCGAAAAAGAAGCAGCCAGAAAAAAAGGCGAGCGTCAAGGTGGCACCAAAGAAAAAGGTGAAGAGGCTGAAAAAAAAGAAATCAATCAGCGTGCTTCCATTAGCAAAGCTTTTCGAAGCCAAGGCGTTCTGGACGGTGCAGAAAAGGAATTAAACGAAATTGGAATCCAAGCAAATAGAGATGCTGGAGTCGAAACTCCTAATAATTCAAGGTTTACTTTACCGATGTCAGCTTTACGTGAGCAAAGTGTGACCGGTAATAATGGAGACAAAGGTGGTCAGTTTGTAATAGACCAAACTCCAAGAGTACAAATGCCTTTCCAGCCAGCTACTTTCTTAGAGTCTCTTGGAGCTACAAGACTTTCAAATTTAACTGGTGGATCTATTCCACTTCCTGTTGGTCAAAAGTTTACAATGCAATGGTTAGCAGAAAATGCTAAAATAACAACACAAGCAAACGATTTTAAGGGACCACAACTCAAGCCAGAGCGTTTGGGTGGTGCTGTAGATATTTCTAGACGATTAATTGTGCAATCTAGTGTAGATGCAGAAAACATTATTAGACAACTTTTATTAATGGCTTATGAAAGTACCCTTGGAGGAGCAGCTATTAATGGATCTGGTAATAGTAATGAGCCAGAAGGAATCCTTAATAAGGATGGAATAAAACTATCTGCTAATACAGAAGCTACAGATGCGGAATGGAAACAAATTACTGAGCTTATGGGACTAATAGATGGTGACGATGCCACAGAGGTGTCTAGAGCTTATCTTATGTCACCACAGCTTAGAGCTGCATTAATGAGCACAATGAAGGATGCTGGATCTGGAAGGTTTGTTATGGAAAATAGAAATGACCTTAATGGGTATAACGCAGGTGCAACCTCTTTAGTTCCTGTTTTAAGCGGAAATCAAGTTTTAATTTACGGTGATTTTAGCAAGCTTTTTATCGGCGAATGGGGTGCAATTTCCTTATTGGAAGATCCTTATTCTGCTTCTCTAGAGAACAGTATTAGAATAGTCGTTAATGCGACTGCTGGTGTTGAAATCGCACAGCCTAATGCATTCGCAGCGAATAAGTTTATCAAAATATAATCATTTATTATGTTGCTCTGGGTCTTTACAGGCCCGGCAACATAATATTAATACTTAAAAATAATGTCTGAAGAAAATAAAAGTGAGGATGTAAATGTAGAGCAAACTACTTCAGAAGCTGAAAAGGTTACAGCAAAAACAAAAGCTAAACCCAATAAGCCTACAAAGGCAAAAAGGCAAAAGGATGTAAAGGTTAAGATCCTTTGTCACAATGCAGCTGGTAAATATGGCCTTCCACAGAGTAAAGGAATGACTGTTACTCTAAAAGAAAAACAAGCAGAGGAACTTGTAAACAACAATGATGGCGAAATAGTAAAATAATCTATGAATACTTTCAGTCTTACATACGGTGCTCCAGAAGAAACACAAAATATAGTGACTCTAGACCAGGCAAAAGCTAATTCTAAAATAGATTTTGATGATGAAGATTCATTGTTAAAATTATTTCTAGATGCAGCGACTGCAGAAATAGAAAACTATCTGGAGTATCCTGTGCTCAAGAGGATGGGATCTACCGTAGAAGTTGAAGGATGGTTTGATAGATTTAAACTTAAATTTCCCATTATAGAAGATGGCATTACAGATCTAAAGTATGAAGACAAAACCGGCAATCTAAAAGATATCCCAGAGGATAATTGGAATTACGAAAGTAATATCATTTACTTGGATATGGAAACCCCATCAGATTTTGGATATAGAGTGTTTATAACTGCAGATCTTGGATACAGCCTTGCAGATATTCCTGCCGACATAAAGAGAGCTTGTCTTTTGCTATTTGCTCACAACGATACCTATAGAGAAAATATGCCTATCAAATTTAATCAGGCAGCGCAAAACGTTTTACGCCCTTATAGAAAAACATTTTAAATGATTCGATCTTCACACATACACGCTGGTCAACTTAACAGGACAGTTTCTCTATTCAGAAATGTGGCTACCAAAACCGATACTGGAGAATCTATCCAGCAAGACGAATTGATTAAGCAAGTGATGTATGCCAAACGTGAAGATTTTACAGGAAGCGAAGATGATGACGATGGTAGAGTGATTGGCTTGGGTGTGGTGGCATACATTGTAAGATTTAGTTCTGATCTTTTTGTGAACGGTCAAAAGTATTTTATTAAGGATTTTGATGGCACCTATCAGATCAATTCTATAGAGTTAACTGGCCAACAGAAAAACAGATTTTTAAAACTTAAATGCACAAGACGTGGACATTAAAGTAGAAGGATTTGCAGAGCTTAATCGAAAGCTGAAACAGTTAGATGATAAAATGACTAGGCGCGAAGTGCTTAAGATACAAAGAAAATTAGCTACTCCATTGGTAAGGGCTTACAGGGATGAGCTACCACAAAGCAATAGGACCACAAAGCGTTTTGGAAATAGCTATCCACCAGGTAACTTAAAAAAGTCTGTAGCGAAAGAAACTGTACCCTCTCGTGCTGTAGGTGGCAATCCACAAGTAGTAGTAAGACCATCTACAAAGGGAAAAAAAGGCGGTTATTACAGGCAGATGGTTGTGGACAAAGGAACTGAAATAGGATCTAATAAGCGCGGATCTAGAAAAATGATTAACACGGTAGTCGATAAGGCAAGAGATAGAGTAGCCTCACAGCGTAATTCCTCAACTACTGCTAAGTACGAAAAGCAAATGCAAAAATTTATACAAAAGCAAATTAATAAACTCAGCAAATGATTATACAAGCTGCAAAACATGTTAATGAAGTGATGAGCTTGCCAGCGATTAAAGAGGTGATAGAGGCCAATGTATTTTGGGATCTAGCTACTGAAGAAAAACCGCTTCCATTTGTAAATTTTAAACTAAGTAATACCGGGCCAGTTACAAAAGATGGAATTGCTCAATACTCAGTAGACATCTTTGTATTTGCTAAGTCCTTAAATGAAGGCGGCACCATAGCAGATGCTATCGAAACCGCCATAAAAGAATCAAGTTACAGCTGGAAGTTTAAGGGTAACGAAACAGGATACAACTATAGCGATGGCCGTGAAGGGCTTTGCACGATCAATTATGAATTTAAATTTTAAAACCTAGAAATTATGGCAAACGAAAAAGTAATAAGTGGTAATCTAAGGATGACCTTAGATGACAAAACAGTTTTTCACTCTACAGAATGTAGTTTAACAGTGACAAGAGAAATAAGAGAACGGTCCACAAAAGATACAGATGGGATTGAAAGAGCTAAAGGCCAAAAATCCTTTAGTGGATCTGCATCCTCATTGGCTGTTTACAAAGGTGATGGTGAGGGTACTCACGATTTTGGCGCGTTATTCGACCTTTACAATGACGATGACGATGTAGCTATCCCTATTGAGTTTGTTCCTTCAGAAGGTGATGCGACCTTTATGTTCAAGGGTGAATGTATCATAGAGAGCTTAGAACTTAATCTTGCTGTAGAAGAAGATGGTACCGCTTCCATTTCATTTTCTGGATCTAAGACCTTGAAGAAGGTAGCCTTACCATTATAAGCTTATGAAATCAATCACGATAGAGGGTAAAGATTATCCTATAAAATTTGGTTATGGGGCCTTTAGACAACTTGGTATGTTTTGGGAGATAGAAGGAATTCAGGGTGTTATTAAGATGTTTGAAAAAACCTTTAGCAATATGGGTGATGATCCTAAATTTGATGCCCTGGAAAAAATAGGAGATGTTGTAAATGCTGGAGTTATAAATGCTGGTGGTTCATATATGAACGTAGACGATATCTTAAATGAATTGGTTTTTAAAGATTCTGGGAAGTTGCAAATTGTGCTTAATGCCTTTATGGCTTCATTACCTAATCAAGAAAACGGAAAAAAAAAGGTGAGCCAGAAGAAAGCTCCCAAGCCGAAAGCAAAGAAATAACCTGGGATGAACTGGAAGAAATTGCATTGGGCATATTAAAAATGTCTGAAGATGATTTCTACCAGACCACTCCTAGAGCATTTCAAAATAAAATAAAAGGCTTTGAGCGTTACGAGGAGAACTTGTATAAGGAACGTTGGGAGATGCACCGGGAACTTATAGTCACGGTCTTATCTCCACATCTAGATAAGAAGCATAAAAACAAATCTATGCATGAGCTTTATCCTTTAGCCTGGGATAAAGCAAAATTAAAAAGGCTGAAAAAATTAAGTCCTACAGAATTGTGGAGCAAGATTGACGAAGCAAAAAAAAGTAAGAATACTAAAATATAGTTTGTTGTTTTTTTCATAGTTCGGAAAAACCTCTGAATCGTTCAGAGGTTTTTTTGTGGGATAAAGTCAACAATGTTGGAGTCAGTTATAAATGCATACCTATAGTTTTATGGTTTTAATATAAACCTTTAATAAATTAAGTCATGAAATCTATTTTTTTATTGTTAACAATGCTTACTCTTTTATTGAGTGCATCAATGCCAGCAAGTGTCTTTGTAGAAGCTGATAGTTTCAGCTTTGAAAATGTATCTGAACTACCCATTGAAAGTCATTCAATAATTGATTTTGCAAAATCTAAATTTGAAATGAACAACGTCAACAAGCTTAAGGAAAACCATCCAGAATTGGTAAAAGAGTATTCCGAAATGGATAAGGAACAATTGCTAGAACAGATATGTGGTGAAGTTTTGGACTTGCATCTTATGCAAGACAGGGTTTATCTATTTATGCATAAATGCACTCAAAACTATAGCAAAACAAACTACTCAATTGAATCGATTAAATCGATTATAAATTCTAAACAAGAACATGACATCAATGTTTTTTGTAAAGATTTGCTAGATGATTTTGAAACTGATTATGAATTAATCGAAGACATAGAGTCCAGGGCAGAACAAGCCTAAATTTCACCTACTTGAATTAAAAAACCTCTCAAATGTTTGGGAGGTTTTTTTGTGGCATAAAGGAAACAATGTTGGAGTCCAGCAGACGAGTTCACTTCTACTTTTGAGGCTATTCAAACAGTCACTTCATGAGTAGTTTAGCTAATATATCGATTAGATTCCGTGCTGACTTAAAGCAGTTTTCTTCCCAGATGCAGAATGTGGAGAGAAGATTAAAGACAGTTGGGAAAAGAATGACCAATGTCGGTAAAAACTTGACTGTAGGTCTTACTGCTCCTATTGGTGGCCTGGGTATTTTGGCGGTAAAAACCTTTGCAACTTTTGAGCAGTCTATGGCCAAGGTTGAAGCGATCTCTGGAGCAACCTCCCATGAACTTATTGCCTTAACAAAAAGTGCAGAAGATCTTGGAGCCTCCACACGTTTTGCAGCTAGCGATGTGGCTGGACTCCAGTTAGAATTTTCTAAACTAGGATTTAATCCTTCACAAATATTAGATGCTACAGAAGCTACACTCGCACTCGCACAAGCTTCTGGTGAAGATCTAGCACAGTCTGCAACTGTTGCAGCGTCTACCGTGCAAGGTTTTGGTTTACAGGCCAGTGAAACAGGACGTGTTGTCGATGTGATGGCAGATTCTTTTTCTAGTTCTGCTCTAGACCTTACCAAGTTTCAGGTAGCGATGTCTACTGTGGCACCAGTGGCAAAATCTGCAGGCCAAAGTATAGAGAGCACTACAGGAATGCTTGCCGTATTAACCAATAATGGTCTTGATGCAAGTACTGCAGGAACTGGTTTAAGAAACATATTTCTAGATATTGCACAAGCTGGGATGACTCTAGATGAAGCATTGGACATGATTAATAACAGCACAAACAAGAATGTGACTGCTATGGATCTTTTTGGGAAGCGTGGGGCTACTGTGGCCACAGTACTAGCGGACAATCAAGAAGCTGCAAAAGGCTTTGCAAAACAATTTGAAAATTCTGCTGGATCTGCAAAGGCAATGGCAGCCATTATGGATGATACTACTGAAGGTAGTTTTGCAAAATTTAAATCTGCTGCAGAATCTGCTGGCATTGCTGTAGGTGAAATATTGGCACCAATGATAAGAGATCTTACCGATTCTCTAGCTGAAACAATTTCAGCCTTTAAAGATCTTGCTCCTGGTACACAAAAAGTAATTGTTGTTATAGCTGCTTTAGCTGCAGCGATTGGACCCGTATTGGTTGCCTTGGGTTTTCTAATGACTACTGTTATACCCGGATTAATTACTGCTTTTGGGATTCTAAAAGTAGCTATGTTGGCAACTCCTTTTGGATTGATCGCTGCAGGAATTGGCATTGCTATATCTGCA